CGGCGAAATCGGCGGCGACGTCGAGTTCAACATGGGCCTCCAGGAAGCGGAGTTCCGCGGACAGCACAACTTCCCGATTGCGAAGGCGTTCTTCGGCGGGAACCTCACCATCGGCGCACGTGGCGTCGAGCTTGACTTCGACAACCTGGAGCGATTCTGGGCCGAGACGTCGACTTCGACCGGCGGCAACGATGTTTACACGGTTGACTACGACACCCAGCCTTATCCGCTGTACGTGAAGATGGTCCACAACCGCACGGACGTCATCGGCGAGACGGTAACGATTCACGTTTGGAAGGCATATGCCCCAACCCTGAACTTCCCGTTCACCCGCGAAGACATCTCGAAGACGGACATCGACTTCGTGGCGATCTCGGACAGCACCCTCACGGGCGCTGCCAACCAGATCATCCGCGTCGAGGTCTCGCAGTAATAGTCTGATCTGGAGAGATCCGGAAACCCCCTGTGGCGAAAGCCGCAGGGGGTTTTTTATTGTTTTTTATCCTAAATGCCGTATAATCATTAATGGCACAAGCCAAAGGGGGAATAGCGATATATAGGAGATACATAAAATGACGCAACTTACGGACATCAATACGTCAAAGGCGCTCTCGCTCAATGACCTTGCGGACATCGAGGAGAAGTTTGGGTCGATTGATAAGGTGAACTTTAACTCGTTTGCGACGCTACGCTTTGTTCTCTGGTTGGCTGACCGCAAGGTCAATCCAAACAAGACTGAGCGAGAGCTTGGTGAAGAGTTTGACATTAGCTCGCTCCAGGAGAAGGCAACTGCTCTGCTCCAGGCAAGCGGACTACTTCCAGAAGAGGACGATTCGGGAAAAAAGTAGGGGGTACTGAAAAGTGGTCGGAGATTGACTGGGGTGTGATTATGGCTTCATACGCGGAGGCATTTGGATATACGCCAAAACAATTCCTTAGCCTAACACTACCCCAGCTCGCCGCCTTTGGAAGGTACGCGACAAAGCAGGAAGAAGATAGAAAAAAGAGAAAAAATTCAAGCGGCTCATCTTCTTCCAGCGGAAGCACGAGTAGCTCAATCTCCGACATTGCTCAGATGTTTGGTACCCCAGAGACAAAGTCGCGCCTTCGAAAGCAGGCTATAGAACAAGCCAAAAAAGTTAAAATGGAAAAGGTTTCTGAGTAATGGCGGGAAAAATAACTGACCAGCAGATGGCAGTCTTTGTTGCTATCGTTATAAAAGACATAGTTACTAATCGCGGGATAAATATACCCCGCGGATCAAGTATGGACGCAAAAGCTGCCCAGAAAATAGCGCACGAGAGAGTCTCAAGCCAACTGCAAAACGCGGGACATGACATCAGTCCAGCAAAAGTTGCCAAATTGATCAAATCAAATGGTTTGGATACCGCAAAAGCAAGAGATGCCATCCTCAAGCCCGCGGCGCAAAAAATAAAAGCAGAAACAAAAGCAGCAAAAGAGGCCTCAGCCGACAAGAAAAAAGGCATTAGCCGAACTAACGTAGCTTTTGCAAAAGATATAGCGGCAAAGCAAGCAAAAATTCCTTATCAGGCGCCAAAAAGGGCAGCAGATACCTCAAGTCGGGCAAGGGCAAAAATGCCAACCATTCCCCCGTTAACAAGAGCAGAATTGCGCCTTGCAAAAAGGCTATTCCCTGGAATTTCGGACAGCGATGCCAACAAACACAGAGAGCACATTAGGCCAGCTGTTCAGCGCGGCGCAAGTGCGGGTTCTGGAAACGGGCAACGAAGATCAGATAGATTTATCGAACGCGGATATCAAACATTAAAAGACTCTGCCATTCCTGGCGTTAAGCAGGCCGCGCCAGCATCGATAATGAGAATGGCTACCGCAAAATATACTCCAACCCCTTCATCCGCAGCAGCAAAACGGGTTCCAATCAACGGTCAGTCTGGCGAGCAGGGTACCGGATCAACTGCAAGAGGGACTAGGTACTTCACCGCAGATCAGGCCGCCTTTATGCGTTCGGATCCTCGTGCCGTTCGTCAATACATGAAACTGCGAAGGTCCGACGCTGGTCGAAGAATAACTATTACGCAAAGAATCCCCGGCTCGCAAAGCATACCTGCCAGGACTGTGAGCACGCCGCTTCGTGGCGCTGCTAGGGCGGGAAAAATTGTAGATCTCATAAGAACCGATAGGGCACAGAAAGCCATTCGGTTGAGAGAGGACGCAAAAAAAATAAAAGCACCAGAAAAGATTGATCCAGCAAACGCAAAGCAAGTGGCAAAGGCAGCTGGTGAGCGAGAAGCCGTCAGGCAAGTTATGGCCAACAATTCCCGGAGAGTAGACTCAACAAGAGGATACGTTGCGTCAAAGGAAATAATAGGATCGACAGAACATGCCTCAAGAATTGATGCAATAACCTCAAAATCAATTACGGCAGGAACAAAAATCTTTGGCCCATCAGATGAAAAGGCAGATACCGCGGTAAGGGGATCGGCGGAGAAAGCATATGCCCACGCGGTTGAAAGGTTCCAGCAGGACATGGGCATAAAATCCACTGATATAAAAAACCCTCAGATACTAGCAAAAATAGACGAGAAATTTGCCTCACCGGAGTCGCATGCAGCCGTTATACGATCTAGCGTTGCCACAATGGGCGGAAAAGATACCAGAAAAATTTCCCAAAGAATTAGGGAACTTGCTGCAAGCAAGAGTCCCGCGGATCGGGCAATAGCTCAGCGGATAGCCGACGAGTACATGCCTGGAAAAATAAACGTTGCAAGGCTTTCTGCAGATGCAGACAGGAAAGAAAAAGAAAAGGCGAAGGAGCCGGTGAAATCTGTTGAGCCAAAAAAGGTATCGGCAAGAGCCAAGCAAAGAACTGAAGAATTTAAAAAGCATGATAAAGAGACCAAGCGAAGAGAAGCTGCTAATAAGGCGGCAGGCAAAGGAGAAAAACCATATCCTAAAGTTAGCGGCGATAGGGCAACGTTAGCAAAAGCGGTTGGGTTGCGATCGCCAAATCAAACTAAGCCTGGGCTATCTGAAGGATATGCCCACAAAGGAATACTATCAAACCAGGACATTGTTGGCGCGGCAAAAGCTAGGGCTGCTGGTAGCAGCCCAGAAATAGCGGACCGCAAAATAATTGCCAACACCATAGCTAGCAAAGTTGCTGGTTCGCAGGCAGTTTCTGGCGCCCCAAAGGCAATACTTGAAGCTATGGCTGCAGACCCAAAGATAGCTAAATTCTACCTTGGCGAAGGGGCAACTGCAATAACTGGCGTCAAGGGGAAAGATATCGAGCGGCAAATGACCCAGAAGGAAATCCTCGATGCCTTTGCCGCAAAGAATGCAGCCGCCGAAGGCAAGGCTCCAAAGCTGCCAAAATCAGGCAAGGCTCCGAAAGCGCCAAAGGCAGAGAAGGCCCCTGCGGCTAAGCCAGCAGTAAAGCCCAGCGCGGCAGCACCCGCTAAATCATCTTCTAAGCCAGCAGCGGCTTCTGGTGGCTCAGGTGGCGGAGCGCCAAAGGATCGAAAACAAATTGCCATAGACAATATGAAGACACGCTATGGTATGGAAGGGGCAATGCAAGGGAAAATAAAAGCAATTGATGCCCATATAAAAAGCCAGGGAATTGATCCTGCGACAAGGAAGCAAATTCTTTCCAGAATAGAGGCAAACGTTAACGCAAAAGTTGCTGGCGGGATGAAGGAAACCGATGCCTGGAAATCAATAGGCATGCTTGGGAAAAATCTTGCAGGAAGCGACAACATAAAGGCAATTGTACGCGAAGCAAAGGCAGGTCCTGGGGCAATAGAAAAAACCCTTAATACCATTGCTCCCTCAGAAGTTGCCAAAATGGCAGTGCCACCTGCGGAAAAGAAACCAGCTGCGGCAAAAGTAACTGAAAAAGCAGCAACAAAGGCAGCTGAGAAAACAGAAACAAAGCCAGCTGCTCCAACGGTTGCCGCCAAGGCCACTCCAAAGCCAGAGGCTACCCCGAAGACTTCCCCGAAGGCAAAGACTTCCCAAAAGCCAGCCCAGAAGCCAGCGGCAAAGGCAGCGACGCAGAAGCCAATCCCGAAAGCCCAAACAAAACCAGTGGCTCAAAAGTCAGCGCCAAAAGCAGCCCCAAGGTCAGCGCCTAAAGAAGCCAAAAAGCCAGCCGCGGCAAAGGTAACTAAAAAAACAGCTCTTGGGGATAAGCCCGTTAGGCCGATGTCAAAAGAAAAGCAGATAGCTGCCCTTGCCGCCTCTCAAGGATATAGTAGCAATAGCGGTGCAGGAAAAGCCTACATGTCGCTTCTCAAGAAGGGCGTTGATCCAGCCACAGCAAAAGGCATTGTCGAGGATGGAAAGAAGTCCGGAATAGCCGGAAAGCAGCTTGAGCGCTACGCAAATAACCGACAGCGGGGAATGGACCATGACACCGCAAAAGCTGTAGCAACGGCCCGAAAGGCCAGCGCTACGGCTGCCAGCGCAAAGCAAGAGGCGCAAAAGCCGAGCTCCGCTGGCGTTGAAGCAAAACCTGCCCGCGGCGGAAAGGGCGGTGGCGGCAAGGGGGAAGGCGGAGGGGGCGGGAAGAATAGGCGTGGCGGCGGCGGTGGCGGCGGGCAAGGGCCACAGAGGCCAACGACAACTAATCGCGGCGACTATATGGCTAGCGGTGGCGGCGGTGGCGGTGGCGGTGGTAAGGGTGGCGGCAGATTCGATCCGTATAACCAGGGCGGAGCAATAGGCGGAGCCGGGCAACTTGCTGGCCAGATAACAAAGAGCGTTATCACCGCCCAAGTTATTGGAAAAGTTGGCGCAATCCTTGGGCAAATAACCGGCGGCCTCATTGGCTTCAATATGAAGATAGAAGAGGCTGGCGTTGCGTTCCAGACATTGTTCGAAAACGAACAGCGGGCAATGGGTACGTGGCAGGGCGATTCCACAATGGCAAAGCTCAAGGCCGCAGATATAACAAAGCAGATCCAAAATTTTGCTAACGTTACGCCGTTTAGGTTCCCAGAGCTTGTAACCGCAGCCGAGCGCATGAAGGCGTTCGGCTTTGAGACAAAGACAATTCTACCTAACTTGCAAGCAATCGGTGACGCAGTCGCCGCACTTGGTGGAGAAGATGACAAGCTAAGAAGAATCACGTACGCACTTGGGCAAATGAAGCAAGCGGGCCGGGTATACCAGAACGACATGATGCAGTTGTCCAACGCGGGTATCGCCGGATACGAAATTCTTGGCAAGGGTCTCCTTAAGCAAATAATTGAAACGGGAAGAGTTACAATTGCCGGAACCGAAGGAATCATTGATAAAAATGCCTCCAACATAGATCAGTCGGTAAACGACATTGTTGCAAAGCAGGGTGCTGGATATAAGGTCATCTCTGCAACCAGGCAAAAATATAACGATATGTTTGAGGCACTTGCACTCGCCCCAGTTGAGGCGATTAGAAGCTACACAAAGAAGGGAATCATCGAGGGTCACGCAGCAGCGAACACCATCATGCAGGGCCTTGAGACAACTTATCAGGGCGGAATGCGCAAGATGTCCAGGACAATGCAAGGCGCAATCTCCACAATGCAAGATACGTCGCAATACCTTATCGCACTTTCATTCAAACCTGCGTATGACGGAATAAGAGACCTTTTCTATAAGGCCGGACAGTTCATGATGAAGGAGGGCGGGCAAAAAATTGCCAAATCTGTTGCAAAATCAATACAGCCACTTTCAGATACATTCTTTAGAGTTATACCAAAGATGGGGAAGCTATTCTCTAATATAGTTTCCGGAATAGCAAAACCGTTTATAAATCTCTACAAGGCCATGCAAAAGGTCAAGATAGACGGCCAGGGGATGATCACGTTCCTTACAAATAGACTCGGGAAGGGCGTTATGTTCCTTTCGGAGATATTTAAAAATAGGTTTGTTCAGGCAATCCTTGCCGCTGCGGTAGCGTTTAAGGTTCTTACTACGGTCATGGCCGCAAACCCAATAATAATTGTAATTTCTGGCGCCGTTATGGCCCTTGGCCAGCTCACTCAAGGAATAGACAAGCTTAAGAAGGCCGGTGGAATTAGCAAGATTGGCGAGATAGCTCCAAAAGATCAAAAGAGCGCCGCATTTGCAATAAGAATAAATGAGGCAATGTCCGGAATAGCAAGAACAATGCAGCGACTTAAATCTGGCGTTGGACCAGCTGCGCAAAGATTCTTTGAGGTGATAGTAACATCGATAACGGATCTTGGCACTGGATCAATTGACAGGGCAACAAAGATGATCTCCGCGTTCCTAACAACTACAACTGGAGTCCTTCAGTCCATTGCGCCGTACACTGGGGAGCTCGCTAAGCTTCTTGTTGCCTTCATAGGATTTAAGGTTGCCGCTGGTGGGGTCAACATGTTCGTTGGCGTGATAAACACTCTTGTTCTTGCGATAAGCTCACTTGCTGGCGCAATGATCCTCTTTAAGGGCGGCGGCATGAAGGGCATACTTGGCGGTCTCATGGAAAAGGGTGGAATCAGCAGGGCTGCTGGGCTTATCGGCAGGACTGGTGCGGCAACAAGATCGGGAATCATGTCTGCAGAGGCGGCATCGCCAATAGCAAAAATAACAGAGGCCGCAGCATCAACCGGTCAACCCGTGGGGAGAATAGGGCCAGGAAACATCCTTAAGCAGGGGAAAATGGCACTCCGGGCAATCTTTGGTAAGGGGCCAGAGGGAACCACGCTTCTTAGCGAAAAGGTTGCTGGCGCCGGTAGGGCAATAAAAGTCGGTGCACCAGCAGGCGAATATTCCGTAATAAAAACAGCAAAGACATTTGATGCCGCTGGTAGGCCAGTTGTTGGCGCCGCAACAAACATTGCCTCAAAAATAGAATTCACAAAACCGGCCTCTGGCATTGCAAAGTTTGCCGCTGGGGTTGGAAACATATTTACCAAGGGGAAGGGCGCAGCTGGATTCTTTGCAACCCTTGGCGGCGGGATAAAAATTGTTGCCAAACAGTTTGGGATCTGGGGCGTTCTTGTCCCAATCATAATTGACAATATTGGAAATATTATCAGGTTCATTGGATCGTTTATTGGCTTTATCTTTAAATTGATTAGCGGACTTGGCGGACTAATAAGTGCCCTTGGCCCGGTTGGCGAGGCAATAAAAGCAGTGTTTGACATCATTGATTCGGTAGTGGGGTTCATAAGCACCACTTTTGGAAAAATTATAAATGCGCTATCCGACGGAATGGATCAATTTGGCGCAAGTACTGAAAGTACTGCCGACCAAATTGCAAATTACAAAGCGGAAATAATTGATGCTGGCTATTCCGAAGAAGACGCAATAAAAATCGCAACAGAGCTTGTCGCAATGAGAAAGCGACAGACGGCTGCGGCAATAGAGCTTGCCAGGGCTAACGGCACGATAGCCCTAATTCCGGGAATGAAAACGGGAACAACCACCCCAACAACTACTTCACCAACTGGAACATCGCCATCGGCCCCAACATCTGGCAAGCCAGTGTATGGGGGTGTTGTCCGCGCAACCGATACTGATGCAACCGGAAAAGTTTGGACGATGGACGAAAAGAAAGTCTGGTGGTCAAAGCCCGCAAATAAAGGAAAAACTCCGCCTTGGCAGCAATCGTACATAGACAGAACCTTTCCAACTGGCGGGTCCACTGGAACGCCATCTAGCCCACTGAGGAGGGGCTCAATTGGGCAGATTAAGAGCTGGGGCGATACCGCGGTAATGACTCCAGATGCGAACAATCCGGGCAAAAGCAAGGAGACGACGCTCAACAAGGCTGGGGAGGAACTTGGAATTTCGGACCTTGGGAATATAGCGGGGGATGCGTATATTGCGGCTATTGCAAAAGCAATCGCTGCCTCGGAAGATTATAAGGCAACAATAATCAAGCTAGGCGCCACGGAGAAAGACGCAGAAGCAGCCGCCCGAGCAAAACTTACCGCCTGGGAAGACGAAATATCTGCAACCGTTGATAACGTCGCGGCAACCCAAGATTGGGGCTCGCTCATTGATGCGGTTACCGCAAAGGGTGACAGCTTTAGCGTGGCAACGCAAAAAATGTCCGGAGACGTTAGCGCCCTTCGGGCGGAACTTCAATCCGCCTCCGATGGATCATATGAAATCACCGTATACATCATAGACCAAGATGGAAACCCAGTAAAGGACACAATAAAGCTTGTTGGGTCTGCCGCAGAAAGCGCCGGAGCAACAATGGAGTCCATTCAGGCGATTATAGACAGATACCGAGCGGCCATAGTTGATACCGGTGCTGTTTCCGGGGATATGGCAGACGTTATAGTAAACGCGAGAATGAATGAAATAAGTGCGGCCATAGGCGATGCGGCGCTTGGATGGTACACAAACGCCGATGGGGTAAGGGAATATATAGGGCAAACCCTCGCAATATCTAAAGTTCAAGCGGATATGAAAAAGATAGTTGGCGTAAACTGGATGGACCTCCTTGCTGCAAACCTTGAGGATAAGCTGGAACGGGCAAAACAGGCCGCTGAAAAACTCAAGGCAATTATAGACCCACTTGTTGACGGAATAATTAAAAGACTTCAAAACAGCGCAGAGGATCAGTTTGCCGCAAGAATAGAGCATGTAACTTCCATACTTGAAGAGCAGAGAAAAGCTGAACTTGACGCAATCCAAGTAAGATCAGACGGGATAAACACAACGTACGGACAGCTCCAGAGAGAGATTGCCGCTCAAGATAAGAAAAACCGCCTACTCACTATTGAAAAGTCAATAATAGATGCTAGAAAAAATGTTGCCATGGCTGCACTTGCCGGATACGGCGATAACGCAGATCCTCTACAGGCAGCAATTCAAAAAAGAGAAGCCGACCAGGCGATGACTGATGCAGTGCAAAAAGCACAGGAGGACATGAAGAAGATTACTATCGAAAACATGGATTCCACAGCGCAGGCAGTTCAGGACACAATGGATCTCAGGATAGACATTGTTACAAAAGCACTTGATGATGAGAGGATGGCGTTCCAAGAGAATATTGATGCTATTGTCCAGAAAATTAAAGATGGCTCCATAAAAGGACAAGCCGCAGTTAACGCAATAAAGGGCGCATTCAGCCAGTTTAGCATAGCGCTCCCAGCGAATGTTCAGCAAATTGGCCAAAGCGGCATCATGCCAATATCAAAGGGTTTCCAGCAAATACAAACTGCAGTGGACAGATACTACAACAAATTGCAATTAATTAAAAAGCTAGAAGATCAGCTTGGAAGTATTACCGACACTCCAACACCTACCGATCAAGAAGTTCTTGATGCAAAAAATGCAGATAATGCTGCTGATCAAATTACAAGAAACAGAGCATCAAAAGAAATTATGAGCACTGCCCTAAAGCAGTACAATGCCGCGTGGGCTAAATGGATGGCGGAAATTACAAGCGGCAAGCCTATTAGCGCTCAAACCACAGCCGCAAGAAATAGAATTCTTGGGGAATATAACTTGTTTATAAAATCAAAGCCTAGCAACATGGGATCGGTTTCCGAAAAAGACTTTGAAAAAATAATGAAGTCCTACACGGGATTTACCGGCTTCCTGCAATCTCCTGAAGTTGACCTGTTTACTCCGCCTCGCGCGAGAGGCGGCCCCGTTGCCCCAGGCGGCACGTATCTTGTCGGCGAGCGGGGACCAGAGATACTAACAATAGGTAGAACCCCTGGGGAAGTTATATCAAACTACTACGTCAAAGGCCTGACGGACACATTTAAGAAATTTAGCATTGGAAGCCCACGCGTTAGCGGCCAAATGTCGTATAATACTGGTGGTAAGACCGAGCTGTCTGTTGTCATCAACAACCCGCAGGTGCGAAACGATCAGGACATTGAAAGGATTGTCCAGGCCGTCAATAGATCGCAAATGCGTATGGCTCGCAAGTTGGGGCTTAGCTAATGGCAATACGCGTCTACATACAGCTAAAGATTGAAGATTCGCCAGCTGGCATAGCTGGCTTTACCGACATTACCAGCAGGGTTGCGCTAGAGAATTCCAGCTGGTCGCGCGACGCAGACGGCATGAGCTCGGAGATCTCATTTGATATCTTTACACTTCTCCCGCATTCTACATATCATTGGTCCGAGTACCCAGGAGCGACGTCTGCTGACAAGTTTGCAGCAGCGGTTGCCGATCAGGGATACAGAGTGTATGTCCCCATCAGGGCGGAGCTCTATGTTGAAGACTCCAACACCGGAAAAAGAATCTTTGGTGGAATTGTTACTTCTGCGGATTATGCAAAGGAAAGTGGGTACATCATCGCCCACGTTACGGGAGGAGACTACACTCAGCTTCTAGAAGAGTGGATTATCAACCGATACGATATTCCCTACGGATCAAAAGATACCGACATCATCCTCGGCAACATAGTGCCAAACGCCTATACGGGCGAAGCCGTTCCATCAATACTTCACCCAGATAATCTTGCAAGAAACACGGACGGAGGGTCAGACTCGCCGGACATAAACCCACTGTTCTTTACCGTTTCCTCAATTACAAAAAGCGGCAACGGTTCATACACATCTGGGATTGTAAGCAGCGTATTTACAACTTCCGACAACCACGATTTTGTCGTGGGTGACCAAGTAATTATTACGGGAACCATTGGCACTTCATCTGATAGTGATGTGTTTGACTACACTGGTCCAATTACGCATGTGCCCAATGTAAACACCTTTGTTGTTTCAAATTTCCCCGCCAGCTATTCCGCAAACGCTGCGGGAACATCCTATCCGCAGACTACATCTATGGCAAGACATGATTATGTAGTAACAGCATCTGATTCAATATTTAGCCCAATCTACGTTGGCTATGGCGATGAAAGAAACATCCAAAAAATCAAAAGGAGCGCAGGATCCACTCGGGTAGCGATTGACACTGCTGCCCCAGCAATCGCCTTTATTGAGTCAATTCCCAGCAAGGACTACTTCTATGCGGTTGAGGAGATCACAACTGATGTTACTAAGGCTGGCATTACCCCATCCGCAAGCACCGATGGACTTGCCATTGCCTTCATTGACCCAGACCCAACAAACACAAACCTTAGGGACGCGAAGACTGCAAGAATTGACCCAATAGTTACATCAACCCAGAAGACAATTAGCAACATTACAGCCATGGCCAACGGCGAGATAAAAATTGCCTTGCAGGCAGCAGTCTCGCTTGAGGCAAGAGAAAATACTCTCTGCTACATTGTTGCAGCCGGTTATAAAAAGAATGCAAAAGGAACAGTCATTGCCGCGCAGACCGGAAACTTTACCGGCGTTTACAGAATTACCTCAATTGACGCGGCAAAAAACATTTTTACCGTAAAGCCAAGAAATCCAGCAAAGCCAGATCTATCCGGTATAAAAGTTGGTACGTTCTGGGGCGACTCCACTGGCGCAGATAGAGACCTTGGATACCCCCAGACTAGCAGCGGAAAGCTAACTGGGGTAAAGGAAGACGACGCTTTTGTTCAGGCTGGCGTTGACCTTGTTGCTGGGGACCCATGGTCTATTACTGGCGACGGGAATGATTCAAAGGGGATCACTGGAGCTACCTCTGCTAAGTCTGCCCTACAGACTGGCTACGTTAGGGAAGTTGCCGCTGGCAAAGATACAGTTACCTACACGGTAGACGGAGCAAACAACTTTGCAGTCGGCGATTACGTTGGCGTTAGCGGGGTTACCATAAGCGATACGCCATACAATTTTGGTATAAAAAAAGTCTTGGGAGTTAACCCGCAGTACACCGTGTCAAGCGTAACCGCGGCACCATCAACAATCTCAACCACCTATGCCACGGGAGCGGTTGTGGCAGCTGGCTCAAGCATTGAATACAAGTATTACGATGTTGATCCCGGATTTGCCGTTGGCGACTATGTAAAGATTTCTGGCACTGGTTATAGCGAACTTGATATAGACATTGCAAAAATTAAAGCGGTAACAAGCAATCAGAAATCTATCTCCTCAATTGAACAAGCAAAATCCGTTATCTCCCAAGACGGAACAACTCAATCATCAATAACATCCCAAGGTACCACCGAGAATGGTTTTACCCTTTACTACAACACATTTACATCTGGCATTGTTGCTGGTGATTACGTTTCAATTTCCGGATCTGCAAACACAGACATTAATACCGGACTGGCAATAGTTACTGCCGTCTCCTCAAGGGACGCCTCAATTGCAAGCGTAGCTGGATCAAAGACCCCAATTAGCGCAATCTCTAACGGCCTGTGGGGCATTACGCAAACGGATAACCGGGTTACCGCATCAAACGACGGAGAGTACATAGCTTATATTTTTAATAACGGGGTAAACCCTGGCCTTGTGGTTGGCGACGCGATTACCATTTCCGGAATCAAAGACGCATCCGGCGCAGATTTTAGCTACTACAACAGATCAACTCCTGTAAAAGTAGAAAAGATTTCAACAGCTGGTGACGGAAAAAAGATTGTTAAAATTATAAAGCCATACACGGTATCATCTGCCGGTGCACGCACCTATAGGAACATCCCAACGGGGGCTGTCACAATAACGAGCTCCGTAATTACCAGGGTTGATATTGTTACATACACCACATCCTCAAATCACTCCCTCCCGCTTGGAGAGCTTGTAACTGTTGCTGGTTGCACAAATTCCGACTTCAACGTTTCCGATCAACAAATTATTGCAACAACGGCAAACACGTTTTCAATTGTAAAAACCCAGACTGGCACGTCGGCGTCTGGCGGTTTGGCAAGGCCGAAAGCAAACTCTATCAGCGTTCTGATCCCAGCAAAAGCTGTAACGCCATCGTCAACCGCAATAATCAACGCGTCTGGAGCAACAATTACGCGTGTTCAAGTTGTTAAATATAAATTTGCAGCAGACGTTCCGTTTATTGTTGGTGATAAAATTTCAGTAGAATCCGCCGGTGTATTTAATATTTCAAATCAGATAGTTGCAGGAATTGAAACCGCTGCTGCTGGAGCTAGGGCAGTTCCAGGAAAAGCAAGATCTGTTTCCGTAATATCAACTACAACGGGGTCGTATACATCTGGCGGAATTGCATATTCCACTAGATCGCAAAACTCTATTACGGTTGAGATCCCACAAGGGACTTTTTCAACTCATGATTTTGCCCAATATGCCTTGATTGAAAGACTGCGAACAAACACGTACACGTTTGTTGGTAACCCAGATTTTAAAGTTGGGCAATACCCGAAAGTTCTTGGAAGCACCTCGGCAATATACGACCTTAACAGCTCGGCTCAAGATTATCCAATTAAACGCTACGAGTCGGAGATATCGTCAACGCCAACATACTATCAGAGAACCGGAACCACCGTTACGATTACAACAAAGGGCGCTCACGGTTTTACAAAAGGAAGAACGGTTGTCGTATCTCTAAAAAATAACCCAAGCTCAATAAACGGAACTTTTACCATCACCGATGTCCCAACGACAACAACATTTAAATACACCCGAGGGACCGGAACTATTGCAAAAACTGCGGTTGCAACTGGCGTAAGTACCGCTAAGCAGTACGGGCAATTTGTCACAATTTCCGCAAAGACTGGCCTGTTTGCTGGGGCCTCAGTGTACACCCGTGGATATTACGAGACGTTTACGGTTGGGAGCGGCGCTATTGCCGGTACGTCATACCCCGCGATAGACCCGACGCCAAGAACATCGTCATTTGCAAAGCGGGTTCCGACGGTTACGTATACATCCACTGGTCACCCATACACCGCAACCTCTGCCTCTAGCGGATCAAAAGTTACGGTATCAGGCATTTCCCCAAGCGGATTAAACATAACCGACAAGGAAATTGTTGACACAACAACAAATACTTTTGTTGTGAAAGACGTAGAGCTGATCACATCTGGGATAACATACTCATCTGGCGGCTCGGTATCACTTTCCGGGGCGGATAACAACGGATCATTCCGCATTGCGTATGACCCGGGCATGACTGATTCCGGTCGACCCTGGGTTGCATATTACAATGCTAATGCAGTCACTGAGTCGAGCACAAAGCAATCAACAAAAGGTGGCGGAACAAGGCTGAGGATTGAGTACGAAAACCTTGTATCTCACAACATAACAGAGAAAACATCTAAAAACGATGTTCGAATTGGAGACACCGTCAAGGTAAGCGGAACGCTTAAGTCCGGGTTTATCAACCAGATTTCTATAAAAGGCGGAAAAGCAACAGTAATTACCCCAACAAATAACATTATCAACGGAGACAGGGTAACAATCTCCCAGGCTGGGGTGCCGTTTGATGGGTCTTGGTACGTCCACGACGTTGCAACAAGCCCAACGACGGCAACCTCTTCGTTTGTTATTGATATCACTGGAGCTGCAGATAAAGACAGCGGAATATACGGCATAAAGCCAAGTTGGTCAGTAAATTTCTCTAATGATGGAGACGAATCCACTGCCTTTGCCGTGGAGACTATGGAGAGGGACTCTTCTGGCATTGTAAAAATAACTACTACTGAGCCACACGACATTGTTGTTGGGCAAAAAGTTAACGTGATTATAAGGTCGGGAAACCTTTACGGTGAAATAAACGGATACCATTCAGTAGCTTCGGTTGACTCAAACTACATTACATATCAAACGGCGCAAACTGGATCGGTTATCTCAATAACCGCGACAACTGGAAAAATTTACCAGCGCGATGGATACATTGTCTATCGGGTTCCAAACGAGAGTAGCGTTTACGCAATGTGGCCGGGGACCCAAGAGATCCCAGCAAGGTCGGTCCTTGCAACAGTAAATGAAAAGATTGACGTTGGCGACATTATTATGGTCTCCAATACAAAAATTCCCGAAATAGATGGACAGTACCGAGTAGTAGAAAACACCGACTACTCTTTCTGGGGAACAAAGCAGCCGTATGCTGGATATTTTGAAGCAGAGCTGGTTGAAGGCACTTATACTACCGCCGCAGAATCAAGCCAAGGCGTATTCCAGAAAAAGCAAGAGATTGCAAAGGCAAGAATCCTTGAGCAGCTGAAGGGCAGGACAATTAGATCTGCCATAGACTTTATTACCTCGCGCACAAAGGGGCAGTTTTGGGTTGACCCGTACAAAAACCTTCAATACAAGAGAAGAAAAACAGTAAACATAGTCAAAACTCCGATTTACGAGTCCGGTTCTGGATCTTCATCCTCGCTTGGTTGGACTATAGACGGTGGATTTATCCTTGATAGTACCGGCGTGACTGGGCCGTATGGGACGGGCTACACAATTTATCACAGCGGCGTTGCAAAGGCTTGGCGTTATTACAAATTTGTTCCAAAGGCCACAAGAAAGGCTGGCTTTAATAACGCAAGTCTTTCAAAGATGCGGATATATTCAAGCTCCTCCGAGATTGCCATTGCCTCGGCAACCCCTCAGTATGCAACAGAGAACGCCGACGCAATAATTGACGAAAACAGCAACAGTGACTGGCTCACCACCAACATGAATAGCTCAACTGGGCCAAATGTAATTTTGGATATTTCATCTGCGCAAATTGTTGATCACTACTCAATCTACACATCTTGGAACGACTCCACGGACTCTGACCCAGTTTCATGGGAAATATACGGCAGCAACGATCAGTCATCTTGGTCAATACTAGACAAAAAGGAATCCTACGGGACAACAGTTTCAAGGTCTACAGCGATTGGTACATTCTACATATCCCCACAAACTGCCGCGTACGCAAGATCTTCTGCAATTACCGTTTCCCCTGGAAAGAAGTACTGGATTTCATATAGGGTCAAGTCTCAGTCAGCATCAGCCGCGTCCGCAACGGTCTCATTTGCAGCCAGCGACGGGGCAGAGATCTCAGTAATAAAAACAATTTCTGGACCGGTCGTTCCAAACAATTGGGAGAAAAGGTATGCGATTGTTGAGGTTCCCACCGGAAAATACGCAATGTACGTTTCCGCAAAGATTTCTGCCGAGGATAAAGTTTCCTATTTTACTGATTGGTCCGTTGTTGAACTAAACGGTTCGTACGGATTCAGCGACAGGCCAGCAGAAGACGATGCGGCATACTCATCTGTTCTTCCATTCAAAGAATATGAAATCCCCGATTACTCAAAAGAAAGCTCCGGCGTTGCAAATACTGTATATATCTACGCTGCAATAATAAAAGCGGAAGATACCACCGCATCCGGATCTGTTCCATCTGCAGCAAGCACGGTAAGCAGCGAGAACATCATAGACAACGGTAGCTTTGATCAAAACATCAAGCAGGCTAATGTATCCTCAATCATTAGGTATAACACCGGTTCCATTGTTCAGGTAACAACGATTTCTCCGCACGGATTTGAAACCGGCGATTATGTTTCCGTTAGCGGAATACCATCAGATCTTACAATTGCAGATGGGACAAACATTGTAACGAGGATCTCCGACCAGGTATTCCAATACGCAGAGGCTGGATCTGACGCAAGCAGAACGGGCATAGAAAATACCGGCGTTAAAGCTTCGTCAACTTACACGATAAAGAATTGGTCAGCATCTAATGCGACTATCTCCCCAAGCACAAACTATGCTGTTGCCGGAGAGGTCTCGTTGCTGGCAATCCCTGCAGCCTCTGGAACAGTAACAATATCCTATTCTGAAGGCGCTGCGCTCAATATTACGCCTGGGGACTCCTATACGTTCTCGATCAGAACAATAGTTCCAAGCACTCAGGCAAATAGAAACATAACCATAAAAATGTACTTTTATGGCAACAACGATGATCAAGTTGGTTATTACTCAGTGGCGGATGTATCGCAGTCTGCGGGAACATGGAAAAGCGTTGCAGTTTCTGGCGTTGCCCCCACCAGCGCGGTTTATGCAAAAGTGGAAATCTTAATTTCTGCCGCAGAAACCGCAGACTTCCACTACTTTGATGACGCAAAACTTATCAACGCGTCCTACCAGCAGATCTACTCTTATTCCTTTACCGACACCAAGGCCCTGTGGAACGCAAGCGGAAAGGTTATTGAGACTTCAATGGCAGATCAGCAAATTGCCACGGAGGAAGAGGTGACGCTCAAGGCAAAGCAATACTTTGAGGGCAACCCAAGCGGTCTGGAGTCCATTGGCTTTGATATGTCATATAACTCTGTTGCACCTCAGGTTGGAACCGTTGTCCCATTCCTCTGGAGGGACCTTGATATTTATGATGCTTACGTCATTAAGTCTGTATCGACAAAGCTTATCGGGACTGAAATCTTCTATAGGGTTCAGATAACTGGCGACTCAGAGCTCCTTGGCCGCGGTCTTCTTTCCGGGAAGAAGACTGCCCTTAGTGTGGTTTCTGATGGAGAGGGCGGGTCAAAGACAATCAACCCACCGGTCTATCCGTTTATTAATATTATCAATGGAGCAAACCCAGGAATTCAACTTAGGTGGCTTCACGCTTCTGGCGGTCAAAACTCAACGTACTCAATTTGGGCAAGAGCAATTCCCGCAGGGTCTGCGCAATACAGCGCAATTCAGTACAAGTTAATTAAGACCGGCATTGAATCAAATCCAATTGGCGAAATACAAGCTGCAAACGGCGACATCCAGTGGCGCGATGGAACAACAGTTGTTGATCAAACAATTGATAAAGAGGGAATGTATGTCTACAGAGAATACGACAGCAGATATTGGTACCAGTTTGTTATCAGGTCAAACATTCCTAACTTGTCAGGCGTGCCAGTATATTCAAGGCCAACCTATATCCCCGAGCCAGGGAGCCCGATTAGGCAGTACATTGCTCCGCCAACGGGCATTACCCTAAACTCAGACGCTCCGCATTCGTACGCCATTGCGGAAGACTACGCAGACAGCATAGACAGCGCCCCTTCAGAGGGAGACGGCTCTGGCATTAACTCAATCCAGTCCTCAGCAAATGGCAATCTTGGAAACCCGGTATTCTCGTTTACTGGTGATGGAATTTCTATTTACAACGGAGCTGAATACACGGATGGGATAGGAAACACATATGACGCCGGTTCAAGAAAAATTCTTGAGAGCGATTTGGTAAAGGGCGTAACAATCAATGCTGACGTCATTAACACAGGCGTGCTCAATGCAAACGTTGTTGACGTCATTAACCTTAATGCTGACAACATTGTCGCTGGCACCATTGACGCCAGCCAAATCGAAGTCATCAACCTCAACGCCGACAACATCACCACGGGGACCATTGCCGCCACAGAGCTTCGCGTGGGCACTGGGGCCAATACCGTCGGCCTGACCGCAGACTACCTCTCTGGGACCGCGGGCTACGCCTTCTGGGCAGGAACAGAAGACCCAAGCAGCGCAAGTCCATTCTCTATCCAGACAGACGGGTCGGTCATTGCAAGCAACATTACTATTATTGGCGGCTCGCTTGACGCATCTATAGTCAATGTTACCAACCTTGCCGCAGATCAGATCATTGTTGGGTCTGGATCTAACACCGTTGGGATTAGCCCAAACTACCTATCCGCCAGCGCTGGCTACGCAATCTGGGCAGGAAGCGCAACGCCAAGCTCTGCAAGTCCGTTCTTGGTAAGCACTGACGGCTCCGTTGTCGCAAAAAATGCAAACATTACTGGCACCATTTCTGCCTCTGCTGGAAACATTGGCGGATTTGCAATTAACGCAACCTCCATAACTGCAGGCTCTGGGGCAACAGCCGTAGGCGTGGCACCAGGATCATACCCATTCTTTGCTGGCTCAGCCACAGCCGCCTCTGCGCCGTTCAGGGTCACCAGCACGGGCGAGCTGACTGCCTCTGGCGCCAACATTACGGGAACTATCTCGGCAACCTCCGGCAGCATTGGCGGGTTCTCAATCAACGCAACGTCGATATCTGCCGGGGTGGGCGTAAGCACTGTTGCGCTTTCCACCACGGGCGATTACGCAATTTACGCAGGGAGCTCAACCCCATCAGCAGCACCATTCTCCGTAACCCCTGGCGGCAAGGTTGCGCTGTCCGACGTCACCATCAAGGGCGGGTCGCTCTCTTCCGCTGCCGCAAACTTCATTGCCTTTGCCGCAAACTTTGCTAACGGTGTTGTTTCTAGCGTTGCAATTGCAGACGCGGCAATTACTACCGCAAAAATCTCAACCGCGGCAATTACTAGCGCCCTTATTCAAGACGCGGCAATTACTACTGCTAAGATTTCTACGGCGGCAATTACCAGCGCAAAGATTGAGAGCCTTGAAGCAACAAAGCTAACAAACATCTCTGGACAACCGCTGCTTATTACCGCGGGCGGCGATGAAATAACCGCGGGGCCAGCATCTGGCGGAACCCCAGCATCAACCACTGGAGACATTGGCATCATTGGCGCAGCTTCTTCGCTTCTGATTGCCAACAAAAATGCTTTTGCTCAGGCTGCAGAAAAGCTAACAATAGACCCCGGTATTGAGCCAGAAGGGGCAAATATTGACGAGTTTTATGGCGGAGCTGCTGGCTCCGTTTACGCGCAAACTACAGAGCAAGACCCTGGGGCAGTTGCAATTTCCTACGGCACAGAATGGGGACAAAGGTACGCTTCTTCAAGACTTGTTTCTTCGTATGCTAATAGATTTGCCATTGAAAGCGTTTCAAGGTCCGGGACAACCGTAACGATTAAAGGTGACGGGATCTACGAATTGATTATTTCTGGGGCGATAAAGGCCACTACGGCACTTTTCGTTGACCTGTCCACCAATTCCCCAGATGCAACAACCTACTCCCAGGTTAACGGATCGAGAACCGTTGCCTCAGTTAACAGCACCTATCCAGGCAGTTTCTCATATACAGTTGCAACGTCTGCAACCCTTTCAGAAACTCCAGCAACTGGCTTTTACGACTTGTTGGACAACACGGCATCTTCGGTCGATACATACGCAATTAACTGGCTTGATGTTGAGGTTTCCACAATTGCAAGAACCTCCTTGGGGGTTGTAACGCTTGGCGGTAGCGGATTTGATCAAATCCTTGCTGCGGGGGATAAGTTTTATGTAAACATTACAGTACCAAATTCGACTTATTCCGCAAACGAGGGTTGGCAAACGGCAACAAGCGTTACGGCGGGAACTATCGTTTACTCATCTACCGGTGGATTGGTTTCCACAACGGCAGTTACGGGAACAATTTCCATAAGAAACATTTACAGCAAGTCCGGGTTTAAGATTAAATCCGGATTTGATACTGTTGTGATACAAGCAGATAGCGATCAGGGATCGCTTAACATCAACACATCGAGGTCAATGGACGTTATCAACACTGCTAGATTTGGCGAGTACGATACCCTTGATTTTGCCAACAACGGACCAGCTGATGGGGCATTAACCTCTGCAAGCCTTGGCTATGCTCAATTTGTTTACAGTGACGGCATCGTCATTGGGTCAAAAGTTGCACAGGAGTCTGGTGGTGTCGGCTACGGAACGCAAGGAGTTGGGGCGTCAATTACTTTTGAAGCATACGACGACAATGTAAGCGTCGCGCAAAGCCCTGTATATGTCTACATGAAAGAAGATGTCCCTGCAAGCGGTATTGCTGGACTTGCAGTAAGCGGCTCTCTGCGCATTGACAGAACGTCGCAAGCAACCCTTTCAAGCAAAGATCACGGGTTCCAAATTGGTCCAAGCAGCGGCAGTAATCTTAGGATGGACACTAATGAAATTAACGCATTAAGCAATGGCGCCGTTGCGGATATCTATATTAACCACTATGGTGGAGATGTCCACATCGGCCAAAACGCATCAACAACCGCTGGCAACATAATCCTTGGTACTTCTGCCACAAACGTCACTGGTGCGATTATCTTCAAGGACGGCACTGGCGGATCAATTCGCGCATTTAGCACCACAAGCGGAAATACCTCAATTGCCATCAAAAACAGTAGCGGTTCCGCCTACGCGGCATTGGTTGCTGATAGTTTCTTCCCCGGCGGCCAGGGTAGCGCCAGCATAGACCACAATGGAACGCAGTTTATAATGAATGATTCTGTTTCCATTACTGGCGGAATAACCGTTAGCGCCGGAGTTACCGCACAATCAAGCTCGATTGCCCTAACGGCATCTGGCGGTGGCGACATTACTATGACTGGGGCTGATACAACAGTTCCGATTAGCGGAAACGGTGAACTCCAGGCGATTCCAAACACAACAACTTTGACGACAAATAGCGCGCGGTGGGTGTCACTTGGCAGCAACAGATACGGATTACAGCGCGACTCTTCAACGCGCCGCGCGAAGACGAACATCGTTGAGGCTGACGACGCAGTATTGGCCGCCGCCAAGCGCCTACGCGCCGTTCACTTTGAGCCACTTGAGAAAGACGAAGAGGGCAACCTGCGCGGCACTGGCCAGTTGACGCTTGGACTGATCGCCGAAGAGATTGCAGAGGCAGGGCTTGGATGCGCCGTGACCTATGACGGCGAAGGATTGCCGGACGGATACGATGAACGCGTAATCATTGCTGCGCTCCTACATCGAGTTAACGACCTTGAGGCCAGACTGGCAGAAGTAGAATCTGCTGACTAGCCCATACAGCATATTGTATAATCAACTTGCCGATTCGGCATATAGATTGGGGAGAAAACCATGAAATTTCGAGTAAAGTCACAGTTGGATCACGAGGAAAAAGGCGGCATCTTGGATGATTGCGGCCCATCAAGCATGGCGGCCTGTGTCTCTTGGGTGTTTAAGTACTCAGAAGGCAAGGACTTCACTGCTGCTCAGGGTATTGCAGCAAAAACCAAGGCCACTGGCAAGATTGATAAGCAGGGCGTAAGCGACAACGGTAGCACTCTTGCTGACCTTATCCTTACCGCCAAGCAGCTTGGGGCTACGGCTCGCTGGGCAAAGGACTGGAACGACGTCATCAACTCCGCTAAGGCCGGTGCGGCTCTTGGCGTCTGGGTTGAGCAGCCTGCTGGGTACCCCAAGGGCCTTGAGGTTTCCGCATGGCACGCAAAGTGGGAGCGCTGGTGGTGGGTCAAGCAGAAGCAGCCTACCCGCACCTACGGTCACATGACCGCCGCTGTTTACGACCCGATTGACGGCTGGCAGTGGGCTTGCCCAACGCGATCCGGCAAGGGTGC